CATCACTTGACTAACTATCGGACGGTTTCGTCTCTGGTTTTGGAATTGGAACACTTATCATGTTCTTATTCTTTGTCCAGAATTTCTGGATCAATCCCAGACCACGCTTCCTTCTGATCTTACGCTTCTCTAAGAAGTCTTTTGGAGAGTACGGATCAGGTTCAGAAAGTAGTTTATTTAGCACTTCGGAGGGAGTCAATGCAAAAGCATCGTCCTCTTCGTCTGTGTAAATACCTACGTATACCTTCACATAGTTTTGAAGTACATTTAGCTTATGCTTCATGTATTCCTCTACTAGTGGGGTAATTCTGAGCCCGGTAGGCCGGTTCGCACTTAATGAGGACTTGGGCATTCCAGGTGTCATACCTAGAACAACCTTATTCTGATTAAGTTCATTAACCGCTTCATCTAAGATGAATCGATCAAGAAGATTGTTGATAAGACGATCTTTTGATCTGTCCCAAGGTCCGGTTACCCCCGTAAGGGGCGCCAAGCCTTTACGAATATTATCCAGAAATGGAAAATATCCTTTAATGGGACAAGTTAATGTAACATGGGCCTTCTCGGTTCCATAGTCCTTATTGGATTTCCAAATAAGGTTTATGGATTCGGAAAGATCAAGAGCCGGAAAGTTCCGGAAATTGTCTGTCCGGGAAGCTAATACTTCTAGAAACTCCAAGAAACCTTCTAGGTTCTTTGTTGATTCTATTAGTACAACAGGAGGAATTGGTGAAATATCAACACCGTTACGAAAGTAACGTTTTGCTATTTCAGCGGTATTAGTTCCTTTGAATGGGATCAAACTCTTTTCGAGCGAGATTTCCATACCAAAAGAATCTAATATCTCCAAATACTTCTGTGCGGCCTCACGTTTATGCAGCACCATGTCATCTCCAATTACTGCGTAGAAAGATTTATCTTTCTTACAATAATTAATGATTACATGATGCGTTATAGCCATAATCGCCCATGAGGATAACATCCCCATTGGTTGACCACAGCCATAACGGACCTGTTTATCTCGATATGTGATATCTCTATCACACATCAAATCTAGAATTGCCGCACTAAGAGTTTTACCTAGTAAAGGATTAAGTACCCTTTGCTGTAATTCTCTTGGCATTCTATCTGTAGCGGCCTTTAGGTCGAAACAGTATAGACCGTGATGGCAAGTAAAAGCCTTTACTCTTGCAGCGAGAGCTGCATGGGAAAAGGTACCATCATTCGGCATTCGTTTAAGACAGTCCATGAGGAATTCATGAACTGGCTTAAGAACTGTCTGTGTCCAGATATCTGGTATACAGATAGGTCTCGTCTTTCCTCCTCCTTCACATATTAAGTGGAGTCGGGCGGAAATCGGACGATATTTAAAATTAATTTTAAATAGTTCTAGAGACTTATTGAACATTGTTTGGAATCCTTTTACTGATTCCTCACAATAGATTAAATCTATCATTTTATCAATTTTAGATTTAATAGATAAGTCATAAACAGATCTTGCATCTACAATCGATGCTTCACCCATTGCTGAATGCCCTGAGGCACCAGCCTTGGTTGTAGCATAGATCGCAGGTGAAGAACTCTTAACGAATTGAGGAATTCTCCTTTTCTCAAAGAATTTTGTAGAAAAGGCCTCAATATCATTAAGAAGTTCAGGGCAAAACTGTTTGGATGGACCATCAGTGATAGTGTTGATCACACTATCATCT